GTTATGAAAGAATTCTATAAAATTATGTGGACCAGAAGAAGTTTTTGGGAACCATCACTAAAAAATGTCAAATAATGAATAATATTAAAGATATGATGCAGAAGGCAATGAAAGATGCTGGAACTAAAGAACTTGGTCAGTTTTCTAGTAGAGGTTTGGGTGATAGTAAAGACATAAGTAATATGTTGACTAGTATAACAAAAATGCAACGAGAGGTAAGTGAAGAAGAGTATGACGAATTTTTTGAAGAGTTAGAAAACGGAGAGTCTACAGAAGCGACAGGTGCGGGTTCATCAGGAGCATACTCGGCACCACTTTTTGGTGAAGTAAAGAAAAATAACCTTTTTCAACCAGATACAGAAACTAAACTTACAAAACCTAAAGGAGGTCCTGTAAATGAAGATGAAATACCAGGAGGATTGGCAGATGGAATGACCTTAAAAGATTTAGCCAAACACCACGACACTACTATAGATAAGTTAATTAATAAAGTTAGTGATGGTGTTAATATAGAAAAGGAACATACTTCAGAAATGTCAATAGCTTTAGAAATTGCATTGGACCACATCTATGAAGATTTAGATTACTACGATAAATTAGAAAAAATAGAGGCAAAAGAAGCAACAACATCAGCATCGGTAGGTGCGTATGATGCACCTATAGGAGGGGGTAGGAAAGACCCATTACAGATTGACACACCAAAGAGTGTCTATAGTAAGTTAAGGTCAGTAAAAGACCCTAAATTCCCTAAATTAGGAGGACCAGGTAGTACTTTTGTTAAGATAAAAGATAAGTGTAAAAAATTCCCTTATTGTAACCAGGGAGATATTAAAGCACTTGAATTCTTCGAAAATAATTTAGTCAATGAGGCTATAAAAAATATTTCAAAAAGACATAAATTAAATGAAGATTACATAAAAGGTGTTATTTTAGAAAACACTAATATTTATTATAAAAGTACCGATATGAATAAAGAAATTGAAAATATGATTGATGGAATAGTAGATAAAGTACTATCCGAGGAAGTCACTAAGAAAGCCAAAAAAATTACTGAAGCCGTTTCAGGTGAAATAGATGAAATGGAAGAGTATTATGAAATAGCTAAAAGAAGAAAAGAGGAAAGAGATGAATTTGACGGAAGAAAATCTGAGGTTATTGGAGTATATTCCGACATCGCTAAACAACGTAAGGAAATGGGAGAAGAGGAAATAGATGAACAAAACGCATTTACTGGCGCAAGATGTAAAGCAGGATGTAAAGGTGGTAATGGTGCTGAAATTGAAGGGTTTGACGGAAAAACCGTAGAAGGTTGGTCTGATGAAGATAAAGAATCTTGTGAATGTGACAAATCAGTAAAAGAATCTATACAATTAAGTGAGGAGGAGATGATTGACCTTATTGAAAAGATTATTGAAGAACAAAAGATATCAGGTGGAGGGAAGATTCAAGGAGTAACATCACAAAATAAGGCAATGAAGACTTCAGAGAAAGAAACTAAAGAGTATCACAAAGAACTTATGAAGAAGTTTAAAGATTACTTAAAAGATGGTTCTGAAGGTAAGTTCAATGAGAGTCCTACTGATTTCCCAAAAGGTAACGGTGAGTTAAAGAAAATGGAAAAAATGGCATATACACCATCTGATAGTGTTGAAGAGTTTATTGATAATGTGTCACGTTCCGGTGGAATGGAAAATTTAGCTTATGACCAAATTAAACCTGATGAAGAATGGTTAGAAAAAAATATTATGGGTTCTTCAGAAACAGGTAACAGTCAGGAATACGCTAACGCGGTTGCCACAGACGCTAATGAAAAAGTTAATAAAAGAAGAAAGTTGGATATCCTTAACAAACTTAAGAATCAGTCGTATGAGAAGGCACCACAACCGGTCTATGATTTAGCGGGTGATAAAACACATAAAGATATTATGGACTTAGGTGAATCAAAAGAGGATAAAAAACAAAACAAAATTAATGAAGATTTAGAAAGAATGAAAAATCTCATTTCTCACAATTACAAAACACAATAATTTAAATATCATTCATTTTTTATTGGTCCGTGTTATAATTCTATTATGAATAGATATAACCCGGACCAATTCTTTAAATGGCTTTCAGAACCCATGAAACAAGAAGACGTACAAGTATGGAATATGACTCACAACATAATTCCAGAGCTAACTTATTTATTTAAAGATTATTGTTTTTCATTTTATTATTTGATAAGAAGTACTTATTTAGGTGACAGTCACCACGACTCCAACGAGACAAGAATTGGGATGACTGAAGAAGATAAAGTAAAACATTATAAATGGTGCTGGGAGAAAACAATAGATAACTTTAAAAAAGAAAATATAACATTCAAATTTTCAGAAGATGATTATGAATACTTTAAAGAATTCTTTTTTGAAGTATTTTATAATCAAGAGGACGAATTAATGCGTGAAGCGTTAGACGATTTTATGAAGCAACTTTTTAATAGAAAAAGACCTACTAGTAAATCAGATTTAGAAATGTTTACTGATGTTTACAAAACACTTGAGAGGTCTTTACAAATATAAAAAAGTTGTTATCTATTTACTATAAAGGTAAAAAAATTAGTTTTTTAAAAAATAAATAAAACAAAAATTTATAAAAATGGAAACATTAGAACAAATTAAGACATTGGTTGAGACCTTGTCTGTTGACACAGGAAAATTCTACGGAGGAAATAAATCAGCAGGTACAAGAGCTAGAAAACAGGCTCAAGAACTTAAAAATCTTCTACAAGAATTAAGAAAAGAAATCTTAGAAGAAAGAAATAAAGGATAATTGTGATTGAACTAACAAACCATATAGTAACTTTTATTGCAGTGTTTGCGTCACTGTCTATAATAAATTTATTAATTAAATTTATTCGAGCTCTACTATCTACACCACCAAAACCATTTGAGTTAGAAAGAATCTCTTTGTTATATTATGGATTGTGTATTTCTTTCATAACAACTTTAATCATTAATAGTGTTACATGAAGTATTTTGATTTTATAGAGTCAACTGGAAAATACCTTAAGTCAGTACGAGTGATAAAAGAGTATGTTAGTTTTGACATGGAATTTTCAAAGTACTGGTCCATTACCAAACAACAAACAAAAGATGTTGAGGTTATAAAAAATGATAATACTCAGGAACCTGATAAAATTATTATTTCATTTGTCACTAATTTTGATGAACAATCTATAGATAAAGTCGAGAATGTAGTTAATACAATCATAAAAACAAATTTAGAGAGAGAAGAAAAAGAAAAACTATTTAAGGATAAAGTCCAAGAATTAAAAAACATTTTTGAAAAACAAAAATTAGATAGTTTAAAAGGTCTTAAATTTGATTTAGATGAATTCTCATTAATCACATCAAAACCCGAAGAAAATGGACAAGGGAGTACTGAGGGAAATGGAGAAGTTGAAGTTAGAGAAGAGGAAAAATCTGAAGAATCTCAAACAACATAAAGAAGATATAATCTCAGAAATTCTAAACTCTAATAATTTAGAAATAAACAACACAATTCATACTGAAATAGAATACTCAATATGGGAGAGAATAAAGAAGACTTTAGGGATAAATTAAAACTACTCGCTGAAGTTGCAGAACAAATAGAATCTAACGAAGATTTTTTTGGTGACGAGGTTATCGAAGTTAGGGTTAAGTTAGAGAAAAATAAATATGATAATGTATTGAGAAATTTTAGAGAAATTGATTGGAAATCAGATAAGTTTTTTATTAATTTTGGTAGGGTTAGTTATAAGTTCGTTTTGAAAAAGTAGTCTTTTGTCGATAAAGCTTTTTACGATTAAAACCACTTTTTTCTAAAATATTATACATCCATTTTCTATTTACTGTACTTTCATCTCTCACAAATAAACAATCGGTACGGCTCAGTTTAAAAAAGAAAGACTCAAGCGTTTGAATCAAACGTTCTGAGTCTTCTTCGTTTTTAAGACTAAATAATTTAAAATCCTCATCACATTGAATTACCACTTTGTTATGTAATTTAGAAACTACCTTAACATTTTTTTTAGGGAGGTACGTAGTTAATAACTCATTAAAAGTTATTCTACTTTCAGTTTGCCAATCATATATTAACTCTTCTAACTTATAATTCTCGATACGTTTAATTATATAATCCGATTCACCAGAAATAAAAACTGAGTTGTTACGACCCACCTCATCCATTTTAAATAAAGGTACTTGGTAATCGTCATTACGACTAAGTAATGCTATTTCATAAACGGACTTCTCAGAGTTCTCAAAAACAATTTCAAAAGGAACGTCATTAGACTTTACCAAAGAATCAAATTTTAAATTGGCATTTTTCTCGGTGACATAACCTTTGATAATTTTTTTCTTTTTCTTATTCTTAAATAAAACGATTATATAATTTTCCATAATATGAAAGACTACTATAAGATATTAGGGGTTGATAAAAAATCAACAAAAGATGAGATTAAGAAGGCTTATAGGAGTTTATCAAAAAAGTTTCATCCTGATGTTAATCCTGAAGGTGGAGAGAGGTTTAAACAAATTGCTGAAGCTTATGATGTCTTAAGTGACGATAAAAAAAGACAACAATATGACAACCCTAACCCTTTCGGAAATAGAGGTAACCCGTTCGAGGACATATTCAACGGATTTAATCAACAAAGAAGAAAACCAGAGGCAAAAAATAAAGTTATAAAAATACAAGTAACACCTTTAGAATCGTATTTTGGTGTAAACAAACCCGTAACGTTTCAAAATAATACAACTTGTAATACCTGTGCGGGTAGTGGGGGTAAAAAAAATCTTTGTCAGACATGTAAAGGTAGTGGAAATATTAGACAAAAAATCGGTTCATCTTTTTTCACACAAGTTATAGATACCCCTTGTGTGAAATGTAACGGTACTGGACATATAATGATTGACCCGTGTTTTAATTGTGGCGGAATTGGAGTAAAGCAAAATATAGAACAGATTGGAGTTGATATACCTAAAAACATTAATAATGGAGACCACCTTAGAATTAAAGGTAAAGGTGATTATACACCCAATATAGGTTATGGGGATTTAATTTTACAAGTGGAGGTAATTAATGAAGATGGGTTTGAAAAAATTAATAATGATTTGATTTACACTAAAAAAGTAACTTTATCGGATTTGTTATTAAATAAACCAATTTTATTACCACACCCTGACGGAGATTTAAATCTTAGAATACCATTAAATACAGAGTTAATAAAACCTCTTAGGTTAAGAGGTAAAGGATATAAGTCGCCGAATTATGTTGGTGACTTTTATATAAAAATAAATGTCATCAATGCAGATATAGATGACAATACTAAAAAAGAAATTTTAGATATTTTAAAATAAACTTATTATATATTGTATAAGTTTTACGTTACCATATATTGCGGTTATTAGTAAGTATATTGATAAACCTATCATAGTTTTTTGACCTGGGTCAAACCCTCTTTTACATGATTCACACTCTTCTTTTTTTTCTTCCATTATATTTATATTTTGATGAATAGTATTATTAAACGTGTTATTAAATCCTACTTAGAGGAGAAAGAACAAAGTAATAGTAAGAGAACTCGTAAGATGAGTAAATCTTATTGTGAAAAAACCCCATGTAAAAACATGGGGTTCTCTCAAAAAGCGTCATGTAGACCTTATAAAAATTGTTATAAGTAATCAGAACCCATCGTTAACA